CACCCGTCTGACAGCACGCGAATTCGATTCGCCTCCATTCTGACGAATACTGGTTGAACCTGGTATTCCGATGATGTGAGAAGTTGTGTGTATCACCTCCTTGATTTTCAAACCAATCTCCAAACGTGACTGAGATCAAATCCCAGTCAGCGTCATGGATGGTGAAGTCAGGACAGCGGTATAAACCGTTGGTCAGAAGGGACAGGGCTTGCGCCCGGTCCTCAGCTGAGAGGTCCTCTGGATCCATTTTGTTAAAACCGTAGGGCCAAGGCCTCTGACGAAGTTTCATTACTAAGTCAGAAACGGGTTTAGGCCACACACGGTATGGATTAAAATTCTCGTCGGCAGCATAAGCGATTGCTGTGGCTTCAGTCACAGAGCGCCACTTTCCTGGGCGGAAAGAGAAACCATCCTTACGGATGTACGCCCCACCGAACTCAGCACAGTAAGAGCTAACTAAACTCTTCTCCGAAGAGATTTGGACTCCAAGTGCCCTTAGGATTCGGATGAACTCCTCCTCCACTTCAGGCTGCCACCCAATGTGGTCGTCACCCAATTGGAGATATGGATCGGTATGCGGAAAGACGCCATTTAAGCCCTTAACTTTGCAGATGCCCTTGAGGAGGGCGTGCATAGTAAGAGAGAACAGTGCGAAAGACGGCTTCACACCTAGAGGCTGTCCTACCGTCCAAGAAATTGAATGGACGCCTGTTAACTCCTGTACGTCCTTACTAGTGGACCATTCAGAACGAGAGACCTTTCGATAAAGATCGATGGTTTCCTCGTCAGCCCCCAGCTCCCTAAGCAAACAAGTTTGCAATTCTAAAGGAACCGAGTTAGTGGCTTCAGAAATGTCCGTGGACCAGATAGTGTGACCCTCGCGAAGTTTATCTTGCGCGAGGCGGACGCCAGCCCATTGATCATGGGCGGCATCTTCTTCGACTTCATACAAAATGTCGTCGAGGCGCTCGAAAAGTCCACCTAGCCAACTTTGAACGGCTAGGCGGGGCGACGCCGCAAAACGGCACTTGCCTCCAGGCTCTTGAATATTCAAGAGCACTCCGATCTCGTCAGAAATCCAAAGGGATTCGTCTCGGTTTGAACCGTCGGCGAATTCCCGTAGATGGTGAGGTGAGATTGGAGCATACGAATTCTGAACCGCGGTATATTCTAAATACCCGTTGTCGGCTGCCCAATATAAATCGTTGAGCAGATCAGACCTTGCGCGGTAAAGCCCTTCATATCGGTCTCCCGATACTTTAGAAAGAGCTCGCTCGACGTAAGACCTGTACACCGGAGTACCAGGACATGGACCAATACGGCCATTAATCCGACGTGCACCAATCCGGACGTACGCTAAGGCATCAACCAGAGGACCCTTTTCAGGTTCCTCACGGAGAGCAGCGGAGGAAAATTTCTCCCATTGTTGGGGAGTTAGGTTCGTGAATGTGATGACTCTATGAAGAGCCAAAAACATCTTCACCAGTTGTCCGCGTTTCTTAACGAGACGTTTCCACCATCGGAAATTCACCCAGGGTCCACCCTCGGGAATGGGTATATCGCCCTTCGAATACCAATGCTTGAACCTCGCGGAACAAGCTTTTAGGTATTGTAAGGTGCCGGTCTGTCCTTTTGTTTTTAAAAGAACACGTAGTTTCCTTATAATGACTACGATTTTGGACCGACCAAGGTTATACCCCTTCAAGAGCTTCACCAAACGGTCAGGATCGGAGTAAGCTTCCTGTCTCATGGAAGAAACCTCCTGTCCTTCGAAAGATAGGTGACCAGGTGTCACTGAGGCCGCCA